CCGCTAAAGCAGGGCGAATTACTTCAAACCATACTTCTGGATCCATAAATGCTGCTTCGTCTAAAACTACTCCGCTGATACTTCGACCCCTTAACGCCATTGCGTTCTCGGTTCCCTTTAATTCAATCGTTGAACCGTTTAATAATTCCAGCCTGAGATCCGTCTCGTTCTTTGATTTGATCCAAACTTGAGGCACTAGACGCTTTAATACTCGCCAAGCAATGTCTTTTGCCATTCGATACGTCGGAGCACAATAGAAAAATGTCTCCCCAGGACGCTGTAACGCTCCACGGAGTAGCTCCACACAAGCTAAATATGATTTGCCAAACCTTCGACCCGCTACTAAAACCCTGAATCGCTTATTGCTCTTGAAAACTTCGCCTTGTGCCCAGCGAAGCTCAATTGGTTGGTCTTTTACTGCCATACGCTCCACAATAACGGACGCTTTCAACCCCTACCCCCCTCAAACCTTCCCAGTAAGGGGTAGTATCGAAGAAAGATAGCTGTTTCAGACAATGCACGCTGGTCCGTCGCCTGATGCTGTTATAGAAGCCCGTCGTCGTCGCTTATACAAGCGACAACTTGATGGATTGTCAGCTCGTGCTCTCGTTTACGATCACGCTGAAAAAGAAGGCATCTCTACTGCTACTGCTTGGCGGGATTGGACAGCTGTAAAAGATATGGTCGATGAAGACTGGAAAGCTGATCGCGAAAATATGCTCGCTCGACTCCAGCACATGCGTACCAAACTTTTTCATCAAGCCCTTAAAAAAGGTCAGCTTCAAACTGCAACGCAAGTGCTTGACTCCATTGGACGCGTTATTGGCGAATCCATTGAAACCGTCAATATTCAAGCGCCTGACCTCACTATCAAAATTCAAGACAAGCCCGATTGACGCTCCAGTAAAATTAAACCCGTACCCCCGCCACCTAAGCCTCCCATTTTCTGGGGGGCTTTTTTAATACAAAAGAACTGTTGTGCGGATATATGTGCAGGTTCCCCGAAACCCGGTGCTAGGCTGAGGTTTCGCAATACCACCCCCACTGATGAGAATCAACTATTTTCATGTATTGAGAGAAGAAAAAGCACATCAACCTGCAACATCAGGGGGTTGCATCGGGGGGCTGATGTCCTAAGATATTGATTAAGGGAGAGAAACACACACTCGCTCGCCCTTCACCAACACAATGCAGAAGCTAACAACTGATCGGTACGACGCGCAGCACTGCGCTCTCAACATCCGATCCACTGAAGTCAAAGTTCAAGGGACTCACAACGTCGTTGAATTCCGTTACCTAGATGAGACAGTCGTTCTCGACGCTGTCTGTGATTTCATCACCAGCAGACACTGGGATCGAAACTGCGACGCGCAATTCGACCGGCTACTCAACGCAACACACCAGCTGGGCGAGACCATCCGTGCCAACAAAGAGAAGGCCACGGCGGCCAACTGACGGCAAAAACACATAATAGGCGAGCGATCCCGGCGAATCTTGCCAGTGCTCGCCTTACTTCTCTCATTAAATAGTGTTCACAACGACGCCATCACAATGTGAGAGGGAACTAGCCTCAAAAACTTTCTTTGAATACAATGAAGCTTATTTACAAGCACGAGAAAGTCCTGCATGATTTCTGCATGGGACTATTCACAATCGGACTAATCGGCACAGTGTTTCATGTTGGCCTGTCATCACTGGCGGACGTACCAACACAACACACGGGCACACAAACTTACGAAAGGGTCACACGATGACAACGGTCGACATTCCAATAATTCCGGGTTGTCTGTACACCTTCGAGTTACCTACCGGAGAATTCGTGCGGATTAACCTGAACGCGAACGCTAACGATGATTGGGTCGTCGAGCATCTGGACAAGACCGGCGAGTTTATCGCGGGTTTGCAGATCGACGCTGGGGAGAATAATGGATGAGTTTATCGTTCGCTTTTGGTCTATTGATCTAGGCGAGTCTCAATACGTTGGCCGCTTCTGGTGTGCTGATGATGCTGAAGATTTTTGTGATGAGCAGAACGGGAGGTTAGCAACGTCTGGCATTCCGTCCGCAACGGCTAATTACTACACGATTTATTCCTGAGACATCATGTTCAAACTTGAGATCGAAACTGAGAACGCAGCATTCGGTGAAACGGACTGCGAAACGTTCCAGGAGGTCCACCGAATCTTGATTGAGTTACGTCGAAAAGTGGGCCAGGAGGCTCAGGCTGACATCGGCGGCACCCGTACCAAGCACTGGGCGGAATCAATCCGAGACATCAACGGGAACAAGATCGGGAGCTTTATCTATGAGGGACCCGAGCAATGAGCAACCGTTCCAGAGCAATGCAGCGCCATGGTCTGACTGACTATGCCTGGCGTAAGTTACGAGAGGTTGAGCGAACCCTGCACTATTGGGGTGTAGCTGAATGCAACAACCAGATTCAGACTCACGACGATGAAAGCTTTCACCTATATCGACTCGACAGGTGGGGGAGTTACACGATCCACAGTAAGCAAATCCCAGACCAAAAGGATTTAGCATTGAGGGAGGCCCGAAGGATTGCTGATCGCTATGGGCTGTTGGTTTATTACCAATCTGACCCGCGCGGTTGTTCGTTGTATGTGTACCGACCGGAAGCCTTAAAAGGCTCTAATATTCGCAGCGTTTATCCGACCCAAGCCCTTGCCATCTGCTGACCCATGACAACCACTAAATATGCTGATTGCGCTTGCTGTTTTCCTGTGACTGCTGACGTAATCACTGTTGAGTCCGCTGAGGCAGGCGATGCTGAGGTTCGTGGCTATATCGACTCATTAGGTCGATGGGATGACTATTTCGAGCGGTTTGGCACTGTCGCCGATGAGGATGGCTGGCAGCTATCAACTTTGATCGAAGATCTTTCAGGTCGCCGATGGGAGGGTGATGGCGCAAGCTTGCCGCGTTGGATCACTACAGAATCACTCAACGACGATTTATTGACTCGTAAGGGTGATTGGACCGTATGGGAACCACTGGCCAGCGTCGACGATGCGCTTTGCATGATGGTCTCAATCCATCGACCGGACTGGATCACTGACGCATCCTGGCGTCGAGTCCTGAGGCTATTAGGTGCTATCGATTGATTCATAGCTAGCTGTCGAGATAATCGCTGTCCGTTCCACACGACAGCGCACAAACTTCTCCCGGAGCCAGGTCAATCGGCCTGCATGCTTCCGTCCATCCGGTGAGCTCTTGTACTGGTGCAACGCTTCCAAAATCAATTCGAGCTCATCTGGGGAGATGTATTCCTTTCGTTCCAATTACACACACCCTAATCATGACTACAGACTACAAGCCAGAATCACATACGCAGGCTCTAGCTATGGCTTTAATTCTGGCCATAACAGCATCAAACGATGAGCAACAAGCCAGGGCGACAACTTTGGCGGCAACTATTGCCTCGCAGATGAAAGATGAACACGTCGAAATTGTGAAAGATTCGGTTGGAGCTTGTGCATCTTATTTTTCAGATGCCTGCGAATCAATGGCTGCATAATTATGAAATTAAAACGTTCTAGGGAAGATCGAGTGTGCCATACGTGTGCCACTCCAATCAACAAGGGGAATCTTTATGGCTCTCGATCAATCACTATTGTTTCCGATCCACAAGGTCAATCATTCAATGGCGGTAGGGATTGGGTTCCTTTTCGTCTCACTCAAAAAGTTGCTATTTGTGAGGATTGTGCATCATGACTAAAAAACGACGCCGCGATTTTGATGATGATTTAATGCCTAGTGATTTTATAGATCCTTGGCCGCCATTATCTGATGATGAAATTGAAGAACGCGAGAGACAGGCTAATTGGGAAGACCTCAATGCTTCCATCCCTGACGCTCGTGAGCGGAATAGGAGGCTACGTTGAAACGTCTACCAGAAGTTAAAGAAGCCCACCAAGTACACGCCAAGAAGCTCCTAGATCTTGGCTGCCGGAAAGCCGATGTTGCTGCCACATTACAGCGCAAATACGGTTTAAGTCGTCCGACCGCTTACCGAGATGTCGATGAAGCTGATCAATCTAGAGAAATCGAAGATCACAACATTGAAGCTGATCCCGTTCCAATGATCACACTAGAAGATCGTGATCCGTTAATGCGGATGACGAAACAGCTGTTGATTGATGCCTTTGAAGCGGGCAATGTTCAAGATTATTCCCGCCTTGTGCGGGAGTACGAAAGACTCGCCCGTATAGGTGGGTTGTCTCAAAAGTTCTGATACGTTTGTCTCACATCCGTTCCAATGCATCCTGATTTACAAGTTCAAGAATACGCCTTGCTGATTGATTCAATTAGTTGGGAGTTGGATTTTCTCAAACAAGCTGGCTGGGCTGATTGCCATCGCTATCAAACCTTGATTGATATTCAACAACGTATTCAAACCTTTGTTGACCAAGCACCCCCTTTCTGAATTATGGATTCTAACCTTTATCGAGCCCAGCAAGATCTTCTAATGATGAACACTTGCCCAACATGGTACGACCACAAAGATAAGGTCGAGGCTGCTATAGCAGAGGAGGATCGAATATATAAAATTCGTACTGCTGCTGGTTGGGAACTTGATGAGGAGGGCTGGTTTGCACCATGCCCTGAAACAGGTGAAGCCCTTTCACTATGGAATTGGCTAGATCTTGGCCTTCCCTTGCCGGAAGAACTTAATGAAAAATGATCTACTATCCCTGGATAGCCTTGACCTGAAAGTCAATGATTTCTGTGAATACTGCAGAAAGATTTGCTATGACACTCAACAAGATGCAAAGAATGCTGCAGCACGAATCTGTAAACAGGGGCATGGTCACTCCTATCCGTACCAATGTTCAAAGGGTAAGGGTTGGCATTTGACAAGTCAAAAGCGGAATAGATCTGCCAAGACTTCTAAGGTTCGTAAGGCTTCTAAAAGTTTTCAGTCTAAGAAAAACAGAAAACTAAGTTAGGCCTAGAACCAACCTAGCTTTGTTCAAACATCAAAATTATCATGTCTCGCTTCACTCCTGAAACCCAAGCAAAAGCAGATGTTTTCACTGCATTCCTTTCTTCATTGGATATTGAGTGGAGTTACCAATCCACTTACTTTGATGACGAAGTTTGCGTTCACTGGAATGGCAACAATGAACCTGCTTTAATCATGAGCCCTATTCAATTTATTAATTGGGCAACATATTGGTTCACTCCTACAAAACAAAACCTTTACGCTAAATTTGAATCACTTGGAATTGACAAAGACGATCAAGATGAAAATTGGTTCTTGGCAAGCTATGTTTAAGCGTTAAGTTAAGCCCAAGGCCAACTTAACTCCACTTCACCATTCCAAACTTCTGGATCGCTCGTATCTAACGGCCGTTCCAATATGTAATCACGAACTATGCGTTTCAGCGTTTCTGTTGAGATGCCTAGTTCTTTTGCTTTGACGGCTACGTTACTTTTACCGCGATAGATAAGGTCTAGGGCTTCTTCCATCAACAAACTTCTCCAGCAAATAACATTTCTTTGTATATATTGTTGCGTTCAGTCCAGCGGGCTTCGCAGCCCCTCATCTCTAGTTCGCTCAACATTCGTAGCTGAATATTCCCGTTTGGCTTCGCAATCACCACCGCTCCAGCAGTAACGCGGATCCCAGCTCTTTCACGTAACGCCAGGCTATAAGCACCAAGTTGGTCTTGGTGGTCCTTCAGCCACGCTTCTGGTTTATCAACTTCCCGACCAGTGGTCTTAAAATCACAGATTGTCAGACCCAGCGGTGTATCGATCAGGGCATCAGCCGTTCCAGCAAAACCTTCTTCACTGCTTACACTGAATTCACTGGCATGAACAGCTGTTACGCTGCCGCTCACCAACCAGTCGGATAAACCTCTGGCGTACTCACGGGCTGGCCATGCAACTTTCGGCGCTCCTTCGCTCGACTTCTTAAGTGCCCAGGCGGTGATGGCTTTTGGAGGACGTGCCAAACCATCATCCCAAATCTTCCACGCTCCTTTCTTGTTGGCACTTTGACGGGCCAACTTTGCAGCCGTCTTGAGAACATACTCACAGTGCTCATGAGCAATGGTGCCGCGATCACAGGCAAGGTCACGCTCCAAACCACTGCCTGCTCTCTTGGACCAACGCTCCAGTGCATCTTTCTGGGATTGAGGGGCTGTGTGCTTCAGGATATGCGTTACTGAATGGTAAATCAGACCTTCTTGATCTCTGTAAACCCTGAATGGTCCTGAGTTGTCTTGCTCTAATTGCCAGCGCCGTAACGAAGCAAGAATGTTCTGTGGATCAGCTTCGTTTGTCACTAGGTACTCTTTCCCGAAATTAATCTACTCTATAAACGGCTGATGGCAAGGGTTGTCGGGAAAATGACGGAAAAATGGATAACTGACTAAATCGTTGCGATCAGGCAGGCGAGGATAACAATCCAGAACATGCGCTGAACCTTTCTTTGTTAACTGAAACCACAAACCTGGAAGATGATCATGAACTTTTTTTAGATAATCCGACTTAAGAAGTGCATTCAAGGTCGTAGTAAAAACTTTTACGGTCATGTCTAAATCTTCCAATATATAAATACCGCAATCTCCTCCGTACATACGAAACTTGAAAAGAATGGCATCTGCCTCTGTTGTCAGCTTGGATTTAGTAGTCATAAGTGTTTAGTAAAAAAGGGGCGCAAGGCCCCCACTTTAAAATTAGTAGTCGTCAGCCCAATAAGGACTGTTTTCGTTTTGGTCTAACGGCTCCGTAATGGTGCCTTTTGCCTGTGGCATGGAAACATTTGAATGACTAAGTTCATAGGTTTTCAGCTGAACCAAAAGACGCAAAGAAATGTTGATGTCATGAAGCCACTTGGTTTGATTGTCCATGACTTCATTCAAGTCAACCAAACGCTTCTCAATGTTCTCTAGGCTTGTAGTAAAGTATTCCCCCCCAATACGGGGAGAAAGCTCCGAAAAGCCGCTGGCTACTTCACAAAGCGCACGCTCGATGCCATCAGTACCGAGATATGCAGTAGCAGGAAGATTCGTAGCAATGGCATCTAGAGATCCCTCTATGCACGTCAGCGCATCTATAACTTTTTGATCCATGGCTCAAGCTTCGCTAAAAGGATCGCCGCCAACTACAATCCGATTTAAATCAAAACCAGACTTCTGAGTTTGCAACCAGGCTTTTGCCATTGCTCCCTCGTCATGCTCGTCCTCGTCCCGAGGAACGATCAGCAGCTCGTACCGAACCATGTCTGCTTTGATCTTCGATAGCTCGAAATCCCAGTCCAACAAATTCTTGCTGTACTTTTTGTTCAAGCCATACTTAGCAAATTGACGCCCCAATGAAACATGGGAAACTTCAAGAACTTGAACGTGATTTACGTCCCAATTGTAAACTGGCCAAGTAAGGCATTCGACGGGTTTGCGTAATGCAGTCTTGTCGTAGTTTTTGCACTGGGAATAATCACTGCCCAGCTCAAGATGAATCTCTTCAGCTGAAGGTTGGCCCATGAAACGAAAAGGTTTCATCTTCTCGTTTGCATCAACGCCCCAGACAAGCCAGTAACAGAGCGGGTCTTGCTCAAGCAATGCAAAATTTGCAGGCTTGCCCTGTTCGAGCTTTGTGTAACGCAAATAGCTCTCGCTTGAAGAGCCTCCTTCGTTTTCGTTACTAAGAATTGAAAGATAAGAATCAGATAGATTCACGTTGGGTTGCCTCTTTAGTTGCCGCGCTCGGTGACGAACGCTCCAGCAAGCTAGGTCAGGCGTGTGCGTCGTGTCAACCTGAGGTAGGATAAAAAAATTCCGACCGTTCCTCGCCATGCAGAAGGCGAAAATTGGTCGGAATTGTCACACACACTCTGGAATACTACACGATGTTTTCGGATTTCGTCAAGACCCTGCCTCAAGGGTTGGTTTACGCCGCCATATATCGTAAAGGCGCACTCAAACCACCTCACGGCAAGGTTTCTGCAGGAAAAGAACCAACTCAGGAATCTTTTGATTTCAAGCTCGGCCCCGCCGACATTGCTCTTGCTGCTCAGCGCAACCCTGACATTCAAGCTGTCGGCATCTTTACCGGAATACGTGGTAACGGCATTGTTATTCTTGATGTTGATCGCAACCTCGATAAAGTTATTTCTCTCCATGGCAACACACTTGATAGCGCTCCAAAGATAACCTCAACTAAACAAAACGCCGCTAAATATATTTTTCAAGTTCCGAAAGATCTTTGGAATCAAGTCGAAGGTCATGGGCTTGGTGCAGAAGATGATTACGAAATTTTGTGGAATGACAAACGACAGGGCGTTATTCATGGTGCTTATCCCGGGGGCAAAGTATCCGTTCCAGGGCAATACCATCTAGAAGGTGACCTGAACAGCATTCCCGTCGCTCCTGACTGGCTGCTGGCTGAAATGAAACAGCCGCCTAAGGCCATGATTAAACGCGACCTTGATTTTTCTGATAGAACTCAGGATGAAGTCTCTCAAATTATTAGAGACTGCCTAAAAGTTATTCCGACTCAAGGCAGAGGCAGTCGTGAACACTGGGTAAAGGTTGGCATGGCAATTCACTCAGCCCTGCCCAATGATCTTGGCCTTGTTCTTTGGTCAGCTTGGTCAGCAGAAGATCCTGAATTCGCTGATGAATGGGCTGGTGATGAAAACCCCTGTGAAGATCCTTGGTATTCGTTCAAAGGCGCTGGCGTCGGCCTTGGCACCCTTATCTGGATGGCAGACCGTGCTGACCCAGAAAGGCATCGATTTTCGGAAGACCTCAAAAAAATTGTAAATGATGCCGAACAAAAGAAAATTCAGGAATATCGCCAAGCCACTCTTGACTTTCAAGAAGTCATGCGTCGTTCCAAACAAATCCTTGAACTTGATAACCCGGCTGAAGTTAATTACAAACTTAATTCACTCGCACTCCAAGCTGGTTATCGCGACCAATCAGCACTTGAAAAACTGATCGTTGATCAGATCGCTTACGAAAAAGCACAATCTCTGATGACTGTTGAAAAATTGATGGAACTGGACGAAAAACGCGGCTATCTCATCCCTGATGTCCTACCTCATCCATCAGTCATCCTCATCTACGGCGCTGGCGGCGATGGCAAATCAACAGCCGCTTGGGCTCTTGCAAAGCACATTGCAACCGGCAAACCATTCAAAGTTCGTGGTGCTGACGTTCCAATAGAAAAAGGCCCTGTCCTACTGCTTAATGGTGATCAGCCTCTTATTCAGCTCAAGGAACAACTGATTGAAGCTGATTTTCCCATTACCTCTCACACCTACATCCAAACCGACTGGCAGCTTCAGCGTTACGCCCAATTCATCAAGCTGATGGAAACCTATAAACCCAAGCTGGTCGTTATCGACTCGCTAATCGGCTGCTCTGGTGGCAAAGCATTCGATGAAAACAAATCTGATTTTGCTACGCCGCTGTACTGGCTCACCAAAAACAATGGTGATCTGTTTCCGGCCACCACAATCCTGATCATTCATCACGCCAATAAAAATGGCGGTTTCCGTGGCACCTCAGCCATTCGTGACGCCGTAGATGAAACCTGGAGCCTGAAACGCCCCGAGAGTGACCCGCAGAAGCGCTCCAAGCAGCAGCAACAGGTTCAGCGGCATGAACGGTTGATTGAAGTGGAGAAAAGCCGCTCAGGCCGCTCTGGCACCCATCTCATCCTTGGCCAGGACGATGACCTCAACTTTTATATTTCCGACTTCACACCTGAGATGGATCCTGATGACACAGCTCCATCGTCAGTTCGTGGCCGCATCCTTAACCGCTTACGGACCGCTTACCCAGAATCACGCTCCAAAACTGAACTGCTCACTGATTCATTGATTTCTGGCTCTGCTGCTGCCATTAAAAAATCGCTTCAGCGCCTGGAAGCTCAACAGCTGATCGTCTCATCCGTCCCAGAAGGTTCTCGTTCCAAGGAATATAAAGCCAACCTCGCGTGTGGAGAGGTTGAGAAGTTGTCCCCTTTTGGTACGTATGCCAGTAACCAAGCGGGTTTTGATGGGGGACAAAAGGAGGGGGACAGCCTGCTATGTCCCCCTTTAATTGATGGAGCGGTTGAGATTCACCTAACTGAAGAAGAACGGGGACAAATCTAGTTGTCCCCCCATGATGTCCCCAAGCAAACCTTTTGGTACGACTGGCATCTGGGCTGTGGGGACACTTTTTACATCTATACGCGCGAGAGATGGATTGGACCAACATCCTCAAAACTGCTGAAATCCCAGAACCTCCAGGCCGTCAGGACGCCGTTGATCAAGCCCTGGAACGAACACGACAAAAGGCTTTTCAGCAAACCAAAAACGTCAAAAGCCGTAAGAAGAAAACCAAATGAAACAGGTGTAACGCTTGACAGCCTTGAAAACGACGTCTACTTTGTTAGCACTGTCGTCAGTGATGACAGTGTTGATGTTTTACCCCTTTCATGAACCCAGATCTTTTGGCTATTAAGCCAGATCTCTCCTCTGTCAGAGTTGAGGTCGTCCTAGTTACGCCAGAAATGGCAAAGGCTTGGCTTGCCTTCAACAAAGCCAATCGCAAGCCATCTCAAGCTGCTGTCAGGCGCTGGGCAAACGCCATGCGTGCCAATGCGTGGAAACTCTGTCCAGACGCCATTGCGTTTAACTCTGACGGGATTCTCCTTAATGGCCAGCATCGCTTGATGGCTGTAGTCGCATCAGGCATGGCTCAATACTTTCTTGTTGCTCGTGACTTCCCAGACAGCAGTAAAAACACTGCTGACATTGGCAATAAGCGCCAACTTCACGAAATTATGACCATTGATGGTTATTCTATTAGCCGGTCTCACGCTTCTGTTTGCAGGTTCCTTCTCACCCCTTGGAACGCCAAGGGCGTTATCGGAATTGAACACGAACTTCACCGCAATCGCATTAAAAAAATGCACACGATTGTTGGGTCTAAAATAACTTTTATTGAAGAGATTGTTAAAACAAATGAATTTACCGCGCCAGAGCTATCAGCTATTGCCATCCTGTTTGATTTTATTCAGGACGAATCTGTTACTAGAGATTTTGTCAACCTTCTCCAGCATGGAGTTCGCTACGACAACACTCGCCAGCCTGGGGACGTTGCAGCTGTTCGTTACAGAGAACATCGCCTTACTCAAATTGCCAAGGGCCACAGAAATGTTGGCATGAAGGCATATAGACTGCTCACTAGCGTTGCCTACAAACACTTAAGCGAAGAGCCTACTAAAAAAATTATGGCTCTGACTAAAAACCCATTTACTGACTACTCTGAAGCAATTAAATGAAGAAATTTGATCCTAAAACTGCTACCAGAGTTGTTGGCTTTCGTATTCCATACAAAGAGTTTCAAACCCTGGAGCGGATTTATACCGCTTCCAGTTACAAAAAAAAAGTTGACTTCATGCGAGAAATTTTTCGCCGAGGTCTTGACTCTTTGTTAACAGATAATTCCGCCTTAAAACAGGCAGAATTAGACGACTCTTGTGAAACTTTAAACTAGCTTTACCCCGATGGGGAGAGCTCATCTCTCCCCTCCCTACAAATGAAACAAGTCAAAACTTATCTGCCAGAACATGTTCTAGATCAGCTACAACAGCAAGCTGATTATGCGGGGATCCCTCGCTCAGAGCTAATACGCAGAAAGCTTTCCGATCCACCTCATTCCGACAAAATTACAACAGATGTTTTTCATAAAACTGTTATGGAAGTACGTCGCCGTTACAGTTATGGTCTTGACAGGCAACAGGCTGAAAGCATCGTTGCTTGCGTCGTCTTTGAATTATTCAACCAAAGCAAAAATGTTACGAACAACTGATTTTCAGTTCTGCACTAACAAGGCAGATCCCGATCTACCACTAGCAATTGTCAGATACACTGCTCACGATGAAGACGATAAAATTGTGGCTGTTGAGCAAATAACGTACGAAGAAAACCCTGAATATTTCCAAGCAGAAGTTTTAGGCGCTCTTGAGTGCGGCATGGATGTAAGCGTGTTATCGTTTTTTGAATTAAAAGATTTTAAGCGGTTAAATAAATTGGCTGATGCTTATCACAAATGTCTAAACCGAGAACCGGACGACAGCTGATTATAGATCGGCTTACTAAAGCCATCTCACGCTCCACTACTGGTGATCTGCAAAGAGCTGCCATTTTTTTGGAGCGTGCAAAAGAAGTTCGATCTGGTTGTCGCACGCAGCGAACAGCTTCACGTTCCAATCAAAGCAATGCCTGGAAAAAGAAAGTTGACAACTCAGTAACATGGTAACGTTAGTCTTTAATGTATTAAGGCATGGCGAGCCGGCACGGTAACAGGCTTTACGTTCAAGTGCTGTTTGAGCCAGGCCGGGGAGACTTGTTTCTCAAACTAACTGAAAAATTTGACAAAAAACCTGCTGCTCTTTTGCGAGACCTTGCCTACGAGTACATCAAAGAAAACACTGACGAGTCCGATTTTGCTGAAGCTGAAGCAATTGACCTAGCCAAACGAAAAGAAGCTATTGACGCCAGGCTGGAAGGCAAGGCTAAAAAACGTTGGGCAGCTCTTGGTCTTGACAACCTTACTCCGGAAGAATGTTCTGAGACTCCAGAGCTCCAATGTGGTTTATCGCCTGACGCAGCATCAGACGTTGATAAAAATTCTGCTGTATAAGCGCTACGCATAAATTTTGCATTTGAGCCAAATCCGTTCCCTCCTTAATTCCACGGCAGCTGTATTCAAGGTTTAGCTGTGCCTCTAGGCTTGGCTCGATAATCATCCAGTCCATTAGAACGCTCCAGTGACTCCAGGTAAAGGCGCTCAGAAGCGTATGGCTCCCTTGCACGCATGATGTCACCGGCAACAGGTACTAGCCACTGATCAACCCGTACACAGTATTTAAAGTTGTACGGGTCCATGCAGCCAATAACTACTGTTGTCCAAAACGCGGTTAAATAGCTCCAGACGACGTACCAGCTCACAAATCATCAACCAAAATCGCCCAACCAGTGTTGCTACCTTCTGGTTGCCATCTAGCGTCAAACTCAGACTGACGAACCTGTACGTTGTGGCCTAAATGCGGATTGGAATGACCACCGTTTTGCATGTCAGGTAGACCACGCGGATCTTGCATGATCCACTCAGGGTCTGAACTATTCTTTCCGCGATAACCAGAAATTACGCTGTAATGACCACAACTTATTGAATTACATGTTGGCGATTGAATCGGGCCTTTGTCTAGCCAGCCAACTATGACAGGCCGTCCCATCTCAATTTCTATTTCAATAATATCGCGGTCTGCATTTTTGATAAATCTTGCATTTAGACCAAGACTTTCTAGCGCTTGTATCTGCGCTTCAACAGAAGTCGTGTCGCCATATTGAGCACGTATTTTATTATATTCGTCATCTGATTTAACTTTGCCCCAAAAATTCGCCACCATCGCAGACGCTGAACTGAAGCACTCGCGGTAACCAGTTCCTGACTCATTGTCGAGTTGAGTGAAATAGCGCATGTAGACCTCTTGGTCAATGCCGCTTGCTTTCCACGCATCAAACCATGCGTTGTCTTCTTCCGCCAAAAGGTCTTGAGGCATTCGCTCCTCAAGTTCTTTGATTGCAGCCAACTGGTGGGGCGTACCACGAAACCAATGAAAGAATGGAAGCAAACTAAGACCCATCGCTGCTCCAAACAACTTTCGTGTGCTCACAACGTTAGTTGCGATTGCTATGGCCTTCAAGCCGAGCAACTGATTGTTCCAACATTGAAAGACGAGCAAAAATCTCTTGGTCTCTTGTCCTGATGTCTGCGTGAAGAATGTCCATCCTGCCCGCTAAATTATCGACAGCAGTCGTTA